TATACAGTAATGTCACTGGCACCGGTGCTGGACATATTGCTTTTGATTCAAACATAACAGATCAATTAGTTGCACTAGCAAAACAACAAAGTGATATAGTTGATTATATCCGCCTACGTTTAGGTTTTGGTATGATCGATGTTGAAGCTGATAAAGAGCATTTTGACATGGGAATTAAACAAGCACTTATCCGTTATCGTCAACGCAGCAGTAACTCAGTAGAAGAAAGCTATGTGTTCTTAGACGTATATCCAGAGACACAAGAATACATACTACCTAATTATATCATTGATGTTAAACAGATATACCGCCGCGGTATTGGTAGTGTCACAGGTACTACTGCTAGCCAATTTGAACCATTTGCAAGTGGATACTTAAACACATACATGCTAGTAGCAGGACGTGTTGGTGGTCTAGCCAGCTATGAATTGTTTACACAATATCAAGAAATGGCTATGAAAATGTTTGGTGGATTCTTGAACTTTACTTGGAACAAAGTCACTAAGAAATTAACTTTAGTTCGCAAGATTCCATTTGGTGGCATCCAAGGTCCGGATATAGTAAAAGAAAGCGTACTGCTATGGACTTATAATTATAAACCAGATATCGTCTTAATGAACGACCCCCAGGCATTCCCTTGGATCCAAGACTATGCTTATGCTCTGACTTCGATCAGCATCGGTCAAGCACGTGAAAAGTTTGCTACGATCGCAGGCCCGCAAGGTGGGACTACTTTAAACGGTACAGCACTCAAACAAGAAGGACAGGCACTGTTAGACAAACTCGATGAAGACATCAAGAATTATGTAGATGGTGGTCAACCAATGTGGTGGATAACGGGCTAAAAAGTCTAGACACTAGACAAAAACTCCCGTATAATAAACATATACAGGGAGTTTTTTAATGGCTAAAATCATCGCAATTTGTGGATTTATTGGTAGTGGCAAGGACACCGTCGCTGATTACTTGGTCAACATACACGGATTCCGTCGTGAAAGCTTTGCTAATAGCCTGAAAGATAGTGTATCCGCAGTGTTTGGCTGGGATCGTGACATGTTAGAAGGTCGCAGTAAACAAAGTCGTGAATGGCGTGAGCAAGTAGATCTGTTTTGGTCGGCTCGTTTAAAAATGCCTAGACTAACTCCACGCTGGGTCCTACAATATTGGGGAACAGAAGTAGTCCGCAAAGGATTCCATGATGACATGTGGGTGGCTAGCCTGGAAAATAGATTACGTAAATCAACAGATGATATCGTGATTACAGATTGTCGTTTCCCTAACGAAATCAAAGCAGTTAAGCGTATTGGTGGTCAAATTGTGTGTGTTACTCGTGGACCAGAACCTGATTGGTATGATGATGCTAAGAGCATGAACAAAGGAGCCAGTCGTAATATGTCGTGGGCCTTGAGTAAGCATCGCATTGAAGAATTAGGTATCCATGCTAGTGAAACAGCTTGGGTAGGATCTAAGTTTGATGTGATATTAGATAACAATGGTACCCTAGATGAATTATACGATCAAATTGAGCCCTTACTTAAAAGTCAGGAACAAGATCACCTTGTCGCCAGCCCAATCCCTCTTTAGCAATCTCATATTGACAGTTGGCACAAACAGTTTTTAAATTAAGTTGGGCATTATTGTTTAGATTGCCATCAACATAATAGACGAATAACTGTTCTTTATATTTTGCCCTAAAGCCACACTTTTCACATTGTGGTTTCTTTTTATATCCTATTTTATGCCAACTTGGAATAGGAACAGGTAACTTTTTTTTCTTACGAATACACGGGTCACAGCGACTTCTATAATAAGTACGACCATGCATCTTATAGTTAACTGCAACCGGCTTTTTACCACAGATTTGACATATTTTACGGTATTCCATATCAGTATTTAGCTTACTCTAACAAGCGAACCTTTCAAAGGGCACCTAATACCACTATTTTAATCAAATAATTATAAATAGTTTAAAGTAACCTATTTAGAGGAACAAATACTATGGCACTTATATCACCTGGAGTACAAGTAACGGTAACAGACGAAAGTCAATATACCCCAACCGCGGCAGGATCAATTGCTTACGTTCTACTTGCTACAGCCCAAGACAAATTAACACCCAGCGGCACATTGGCTACTTACACGACAGCAGCCAATGCTAACAAATTATTTAACATTACCAGCCAACGAGATCTAGTGGCAAAATACGGTAATATTGAATTCAATGTTGATTCAGCTGACAATCCACTACATGGTGATGAGCGCAATGAATACGGTCTATTAGCAGCATACAGCGCACTTGGCGTTAGTAATCAAATCTATATACAACGTGCAGACGTTGACCTAGCAGAATTGACAGGATCAAGCATCCGCCCAACAGGCACTCCAACAGATGGTACTTATTGGCTAGATGTAAGTTCTAGTGCTACAAACTGGGGCATATATGAATGGACAGAAGATGGTGAGACATTCACACTACAAACTCCAAGAGTTATTACAAGTTCAACACAAGTAAGTGGCACAGTGCCACTTAGTTCAGTGGGTACAATTGGAGAATATGCTGTAGTTACTACTAGCAGTTCAAATCCAATATATCTAAAAGGATATGACAATACATGGGCATTGGTTGGTAGTGATGACTGGAAAGACAGGGTTCCTGTTATTACTGGTGTTATTGCTAATCCAGCTAACTTGGCTATCGGTCAAAAAATGCGCCTAAATGGCACAAACGTTACATTAACAGGTACAACAGTTACATCAACAGCCAGCGATATTAACAGTTCAGCTATCACTGGGGTTAGTGCTAGAGCAAATTCAACTGGTCAAATTGAAATTTTTGCCGACGGCCTAGCTGCAAGCTCAGGTAATGTTTCACTAGCCAATGGTCAACTAAAAATTGAAAAAGGTGGTACAAACGGTATTGGCGGTACAGACTGCTCAATGCGTTTAGGTATCTTTAATGCCACACTCGATTCAGGCAATACAAAAACATTGCTTGGCCCAACAGTGGCATTTGACAGTTATAGAAATGCTCCAGCTTGGAGAGAGTCAGATACATCTCCTCGTCCATACGGTTCAGTGTGGTTTAAAACTTCAGCAACTGGTAACGGTGCAAATTATGGTATCAAAGAGTATGATGCTAATTTAGATTCATTCGTGCTACAGACTGCTCCGTTATATTCAAGCGATAGTAATGCGATCTACGGATTAAGTCCGGTAGCAGGTGGCGGTGACCTAGCAGTGGGTACATTATATGTGCAATATGACACATTAGGTACAACTACTGGTACATTTAAATTATATCGCAAAAATACAGCAGGCGTAGTTAAAGTTACAGGTACTACAGCAGGTGGTTCAGCGGTGTATACAACCAGTGATAGCTTTACCATGGAAGTCAGTGTTCCTGGTTCAAGCACAACACAAAGTGCAACGATTACAACAATTGGAACCACAGCTGCTACTTTAGTTGCTAAGATTTTAGCTGCTAATTTACCTAATATAGTTGCTGCGATCGAATCTAGCGGTGCTATCAGTATCAGTCATCTAGCTGGTGGTACTATTAAATTTACCTACGGTACAGGTACTCCTTTAACCACAGCTGGTATTATCAGCGATAATCTTATCCAAGTAATTTCAGCAGGTAGTGTATTTCTAGCTAGCCCATTTAAAGCCCTGACATACACATTCTCAACAACTGCACCATTTAGTAATCCAACAGATGGTACATTGTGGTATTACAATACTGCATTAGAAGTTGACATCATGATCAATGATGGCAGTGGTTTTAAAGGTTATCAAAACGTGGCCAACGATGCACGTGGCTATGACTTATCAGCTACAGATCCAGATGGTCCTATACTAGCAGCCTCAGAACCAACAGAACAACTTGCTGGCGGACAATTAGTAGCAGGTGACCTATGGATTGACACTGGTGATTTAGAAAACTATCCAAAGATTTATCGTTATAATGGTACAGCGTTTGAGTTAATTGACAACACTGACCAAGTGACTACAGATGGTATCTTATTTGCAGATGCACGTTGGGCCACAAATGGCACAACAGATCCAGTCGTTGATGATACTCCGGCTATCACTGATTTATTATCCAGTGATTACTTAGATTACGATGCACCGGACTTCAGACTATATGCTCGTGGCACATTGTTATTCAATACACGTCGCAGTGGGTATAATGTTAAATCATTCAACAGCACAGCACTATCAGATGACCCAACTCCAGCATCAGTGGTTGCTGCTTGGGTAAGTGCTAGTGGTAACGACTCAGATGATGTTCCATTTTTTGGACATAAGGCACAACGTAACGTGGTCGTAGAAGCTCTTAAATCTGCTATCGAATCAAGCACAGCATTACGTGAAGAACAAACACAGTTCAACTTAATTGCTTGCCCAGGATATCCAGAACTAATACAAAACATGATCACCTTAAACAATGATCGCAAACAAACAGCATTTATCATTGGTGATACTCCGTTGTCATTGGATGCCAGTGATGTGCAGCCATATATACAAAACACCAACCTAGCATTAGACAATGGCGAAAAAGGTCTAGTTAGCCGCAGTGAATTCTTAGGTGTTTACTACCCAAGTGGTTTTGGTACAGACTTAGCAGGTGAGAGTGTTGTTGTTCCGGCAAGCCATATGATGTTACGTACAATAATTCGCAGTGACAATGTTAGCTATCCGTGGTTTGCACCAGCTGGTGTACGTCGTGGTTTAATTGACAACGCTACAAGCATTGGTTATATTGATGTTACAGATGACAATACATTTAAATCAATTGGTGTAACAGTTGGTCTACGCGACGTATTATATGCTGACAATGTTAACCCATTAACAGTTCTTCCAGGTGTTGGTCTAGTAGCATACGGTCAAAAGACCCGTGCTGCAACAACATCAGCATTGGATCGTGTTAATGTGTCCAGACTGGTAGCGTACTTGCGTTTAGTGTTAGACAAAGTTGCTCGTCCGTTTATATTTGAACCAAATGATACAATTACACGTAACCAAGTTAAATCAGCATTTGAAAGTGTGCTAAATGACCTAGTTGCTAAACGTGGTTTATATGACTACCTAGTAGTATGTGATACAACAAACAACACACCAGATCGTATTGATCGCAATGAATTGTATGTTGATATTGCTATCAAACCAGTTAAAGCGATCGAGTTTGTTTACATTCCAGTGAGAATTGTCAACACTGGTGCTAGTTTAACAATAGCATAATATACGTAGTTAATGGGAGTGGCAACGCTCCCATGACTCAATTGAAAAATAGCTAAATACTATAAAGTATTAAAAGGAAAATAAGATGGCAACATCATCATTAAGTAAATTTACGGTACCTCTGAGTACTAATCAAAGTGCAACAAGCCAAGGCTTGTTAATGCCTAAACTCAAGTTCCGCTTCCGCGTGACATTTGAGAACTTTGGTGTTAGCCAACCAACGACTGAGTTGACTAAACAGGTAATGGATTTCAAAAGACCATCACTGTCATTTGAAGAAATGATTATTCCTATCTATAACAGCAAGGTTTATCTAGCTGGCAAACCAACTTGGGAACCTGTTACTACTACCCTACGTGATGATGCAGGTGGTGAAGTGGCTAAACGTGTTGGTGAACAGCTACAGAAACAATTTGACTTTATGGAACAAGCTTCAGCAAGTTCTGGTATCGACTATAAATTCCTCACTAGATTTGAAGTATTAGATGGCGGCAATGGTGCTAGTGAACCTACAGTGCTTGAAACTTGGGAATTATATGGTTGTTATCTATCAAACACAGATTATTCAAATGCTGACTATGCCACCAACGAAGCAATGACTATTGCTCTAACTATCCGTTATGACAATGCTATCCAAACTCCAATTGGTACAGGACTTGGCACAGTAGTAGGTAGAATAGCTGGATTACCAGCTGGCGCTATAACTGGTTAATCCAGACGAAAATTTACAAAGCCCGGTCTAAATCCGGGTTTTTTTTTGACGATAAATAATATAAACAGGACAGACATATGGCTGGATTCTTTAATCAGTTTTTAAAACAAGTAGCTACCGGTGATGAGATACGCGATTGGCAACATGCCTCACGTACATTTGTCGACAGCTTATATAGACTAAGTCCTAAGATAGGCACGGTATATCACGTGTTCATGGATCTTAATCCTGTAGTATCTCAAGTAGCAGTCAACGAACAGATTGAAATAGGTATCATGGCCAAGAGTGTTCAACTACCTAAATTTTCTGTTTCAATTAAAACCTATAATGCTTATAATCGGAAAAACATTGCACAAGAAAAAATTAACTATGATCCGTTGACTATCACATTCCACGATGATTCTGCTGATGTGGTGCGTAATTTTTGGTATGGATATTATTCTTACTATTACAGAGATGCTGATCATCAGGAACCTATATATGCCCAGGACCACAAATATAAAAAACGACAGGCACAGAGTTGGGGATATACGCCTTTATGGGATCAAGGCACGCAACCATACATCAATGCCATTAGGATTTATAGTCTACATCAGAAAGAATTCAGCAGTTATACACTTCTCCGCCCGACTATCACCAGCTTCCAACATGGACAACATCAAGCAGGAGAGTATGTACCAATGGAACACACTATGACCGTGGCTTATGAAGCTGTGCAGTATGCAACAGGTCAGGTCAGCAATGGTACAGTGATAGGATTCTCTGAGATACACTATGATCACAGTCCTAGCCCACTTACGTCGTTGGGTGGTGGCACTACTAGTATCTTAGGTCCAGGCGGTCTAGTAGAAGGTGGTAGCGATGTGATCACTAATTTACAAAATGGTAATTTTATTGGTGCGGCTCTAGGTGGATTCCGCACAGCCAACAATTTTAAAAATCAAGATGTTAAAAAAATAGCTGGGGCTGAATTGGTCCAGCTTGGTAAGAATATACTTTCAGGACGAAATCCTCTCAGCACAGTATTCGTTCCTACAGCAGGAACGATCAATCAAGGAATAGCCAAAGCTACGACTTCTACTGCTAGTGGATTGGGAATTAATATTGGTGATATCGATTCCTAATAATCTAAGGAGCAAACATGGCACTCAATGGCAATCTTCCCAAACCCGATAATATAAATTCTACTACGGAATATTTTAATAACTATTTCTCAGATAGATTTACCACCAGTCCAAATATCAATGACGCAGTCATAGGTTATTTTCAATCTGTCACAGGTGATGTAGATTCTGGAAAGGCTCTCGCAGCCACTGTGATATATACTGCACTTAGCCAAGGATTAGATCCCATGAGCCTAGTAGATGAATTTAGAAAACTAAAAGCAGGGCGCAGGGTAGAAGTCAAAACACCTATTCCAAACTCATCTGTGATCGATAGCTATACCAGCTATGACCAGATAGTTGCTGATAAAAACGAATACCCAGTAGGTCAATTATTCTATGTATCCTCAAAGAAAATATTCTATAGATCCTATTATGCAGAGATATCTATACAACAACCATTAGTTATACAAACTAGTTTTGCTAATCCAACATTTAATGCAGATACTATAGCAACACAGCGTGATGCAATCCTCAGCGGAATACCTGTGCTGGAAGATGTAGTAATCCCCGCCACACCTGTTTATGTAGCACCCGGAATGCCTTTCCTAGCTGCCAATAGTGCACCTATAGGTGGCAATGTAGGAAATTTAACCGTAGAATCATATATTGATACAGCCAGCATAGGCACATTGGACTATACAATACCTTCAGGACTAGAAAATCCAGATGATAATATAGTTAAAACCTATCTAGATCAAGCTATTAAGATTGAGGCTGTGGCTAATTACAAACAAGAAACAGTCAGCCTAGGCAACGGACAGTTTGAATACAATTATTTCTATATATCCTACACAGAAGAGCAAGATGAGATCACTCCTTTCCTAACGGTATTGCTGAATCAAAATCGTGTGAATACCAGTTTGTTAGGACTCAGCAATAGTCCACCGGTCAACAAATACG